GGCTGGTTTCCGGTGTCTCGCTCTGGAGTATTTGGCTTTGCAGCGCGTTCGCCTCGTTGAACAGGCTTGCGCCCTTGCTCACCACCTCGTCCGGCTCGCTCTCGGCTGGCAGGAGCAGATACTTCTCCCGCGTCATTTCCCACGCTTCCTGCGGGATGTGACCGCTGGCTTCCAGATCGCTCACCTCCGAATAGGTCCGTTCCGCCGCTTCCTTGAGCGCTGTCCCCAGCTTGCCCGAGCGGTTCAGCTCCTTGTAGAGCGTCGGGTTGTTTTCCTTCCAGCTCTCCCGAGCCAGACTGATCCAGTTTTTGAGGTCCATTGTCATTTCCTTTGGCTTCCGTGTTGGCTGCATCCTCGGTGGTGGCGCTCAGGGCGTCAAATTCTGCTTTGGCTTCGGTGACTGGCGTGAGGCCGGTGGCATCGAGGCCGGGGTAGTTGCGGGCTGCCTCGTAGAACGAAAGCAGGTACGGCTTAATCTTGGGGCCGAAGTCGTCGATCATGGCCTTGGAGTAGGCCGAGAAGGTGCGCACGCCGCTCTCGATGTAGGCACCGGCAATAGTCATGCCGTCCATCACCATCTCAGGGTCGATCCCTGAGTTGAATTGCGTGAGCTTGGACTTCATGCGGGCGCGGGCTTTTTCCACGGCGTCCGATGTGAACAGCTTGTTGCCTGCGAAGGGGTCGGCCTTTGGCTCGGCCTGCATCTCTTTGATGAGGGCCGTCTGGCGCTTGATGCGCTCGTTCAGGCGGGCGTCTTCGATGCGGTTGTCGTCTTGGTCGTTGAGCGCGGCCAAGTCCTCGCGGGCCATCTCCAGCGTGTAGCCTTGCTCACCCGGCTGGATGCGACGGGCGGCGGGCTCGGCTTCGGCTGGGGCGGCCTCGGCTTTGGACTTGGCGCGGCGCTCGGCCAGCGTGGTCGGCTTTGTGTCTTCTGTCGCGGCTGGCGTCTCGCCTTTTGCCATGGCGGTCAGGCGCTCGGCCTCGCCGTCATTCAGGCGCTCGTCGGAGTTGATCTGCTCGACCATTCCCGCGCTGGCCTTGCCTTCGCGGATCGCCTTCTCGTAGCTCTTGAACTGGTCGCTTACTTTTTCTTGGGCGGGCGCTGCATCGGATTGAACAGGGGTGGCCGTGGCTTCATTTCCATCGGCTTTTTGGACCACTGCTTCTGCGCTTGCGGGCTGCCCGCTGGTACGTTCGTCTGTGACATTTGCTGCTTTCGGTTTGACCTCGAAGCGCACCTTGCCCGTCTGCTCGACGGTGTGGGTGTCCTTGAGGCCGTTCTTGGTGATGAAGTCCTTGGCCTTCTCGGGCGTGCCGAAGTAGGCCGTGCCCTTGGCGATGCGGTCCATCGCGGCGGCGCGTTTCTTGTCCGTGCCGAACAGGTGCTCCAAGTCTTCCTTGGTGGCTTTGGTTGGCTTTGGCTCGACCTTGCTGGTGACGTTGATGATCTCCAGCTTGCCGCTGTCCTTGGCGGCCTGCATCAGATCGGATGTGGTGGGCTCGGCCTTGCTAGGTTGAGCTGCACGAATGGAAGCGACGATCTCGGGGACTGTCGCGCCAGCCTTGCGAGCTTCGTCCAATGTCGCCTTCAAGGCGCGTGCTGGCTTGCTTGAGTTGGGGTCGCCGAGAAAACTCAGCTTGCCGTCATCTGTCACTGAGAGCTGCACGCCAGTGTTGCCAGCGAGGCGGTTCTGGTCGTTGATGGCTTTGAGCCAGCGAGCCTTTTCGTCCGGCGCTGGCGTTGTCTCCACGGTCACACCACGGGCCACCTCGGGCACCTTCAACGTGCCGGGTTTGCCGTCCTTGGCCATGGCCTTGATGGCTTCACGGACCTGCGCACCATGCGCGCGGACCTCGGCCTCGCTCATGCCGGTGGCGTCCATCGCGTGCTTGAGGTACTCGGCGTCGCGCTTGGAGGGCTTGTCCTGCGCTGCGATGTAGGCGGAGCGGTCCACGTCGCTGGCGAATTTCAGCTCAAAGGCCTTGTTGCCGTAGTTGTAGCGCGGCTTGGCACCGGCGAGGTCTTTCGGCAGGGATGCCGCGGCCTCTTGTGCGGGTGTCACCTGCGCGACAGGCTCGGCAGCCTTGGGGGCCACGGAGGTGAAGTCTGTGTCCTTGAGCGTCTCGACCTTGGGTGTTTCCACCTTGGGAGCGCGAGCGTTGATCTCGCTCTCAATGGCGCGGCGCTGCTCGACGAACATTTTGTTCCAGCCGCCGCTCGCACGGGCTTGGTCGGCGATGTATTTCAGGCGTGCGCGCAGCTCATCCTCGCTCATCTCGGTGAGCGTGGGCGTCTTGACGGGCTCGGGGGCTGGCTCAGTCTTGCCCTCTGGCGCAGGCACCACGGCTGCTGGAGCCGGTGCTGGTGCTGCCACTTCGGGCGCTGGCGCTACGGCCTCGGCTGGGGCGGCTTCGGTCGCGGCCTCATCCGTTGCTGCCACCTCGAGCGCATTGCTGAGCGGCGTGTTGGGTGCTTCCGGCGTGATCTTGATGCCTTCGGCGCCTGTGGCGAACGTGTAGACCTGCCCATCGTCGCCCACGATCTGTACGGCGCTGCCGTCTGCTGATTGACCTGTGACTTTGCCCGACACCTGACCGTCAGGAGCGGTCACGGTGACGCGCTCTTCGCCTACGGAGGCGTTCTCGGTGGCACGGGCCAACGGGCCGGATGCGATCGAGGGTGCGGATTGTGTGGGCTGGATCGCGGCCTTGGCTTGTGCGGCGGCCAGCTTGGCGGATTCGATGGTGGCGCCTGCGGCTGTCTGTGCGACGGACTGGCCAAGCGAGGCCACGCCTTCGCGCAACGCATCGCCGTAGTCCACTTCGCCTCGGGCGACCTTCTGGCTGGCGCCTTCGCCGATGCTCTCACCTGCGGCGTCCACGGCCACGGCTGCTGCGCCGGCGCCGACCTTGGCACCCACGGAAGGCTTGGCGGCCTCGAGGGCGGCCTTGCCGGCAGGCGATGCCAGTGCGGCATTGCGAGCGGCACGGGTCGTCATGTCGGCGCCCTGTTCGGCCAGCGCCTCAGAAGCGATCTTGCGCGCAGGTGCGGTGGCGATCTTGCCGCCAAAGCCCATGAACACCTGATCGACGGCGGCCACGGTCAAACCCTTGGCCAAGCCCTGCTTGAGCGCGCTGTTCTTGAATTCCTTGTCGCCCAGAATGGCGAGGATGTTTTGTGCGGTGGGCTCCTGCTTGTTCTCGGCAAGGCGCTTTTGCACCATGTCGGTCACTTCGCCACCCAGCTCGGTCGCGGTCGTGCCTGCGGCCATGCCAGTGCGGCCACCGATGATGGCGCCTGCTACGGCGCCGGGGATCGCACCCACGCCAGCACCGAGAGCACCGACGCCAGCACCAACGCCTGCGCCTGCGCCAGCGCCGGCAGCACCACCGGCCATGGTGGGCAGGGAGTTGGCCGCGTTGCGGGCGATCTCGAGCGATGTCTCTTTGGGGTTCATGATCGACGTGCCCAGCGCCTTGGCGCCGGCGATGGTCGTATCCACCACGCCCTTGGCGTCGGTCACGCCTTGGTAGGCGGCGTCGATCTCTTGCTGAGCGGCGTTCTTGGGCTTGGCGGCCTGCTCCTTGAAGGCCTTGGCCATGTCTTCGGCGAGCGCCTTCTCGTCAGCAAGGCCAAAGGCCCATGCCGAGGCGGTCAGCGAGCGCTTGGTGTCGCCGTAGCCTGACGAGGTATCGTCCACCAGACGGTCGATGTAGCCCTTCTCGGGTGCATCGGTGTTGGCGATCTTGGTGTCCACCATGTCGGGCATGGCCGCGACGGGCGTGTCGGAGAAGTCGTTGTCGGAGAATGAAGGCGTGACAGGCGTGTCCGAGAACTCGTCGGCAGCGGCTTTGGGCTGCTGCTTTTGCTCATAGCGGGCCTTGGCGCTCTCGAAGTGCGTGGGGCGCTCACCACGGGCGCGGGCGGCCACGGAACGTGCGTAGTCGGCGGTCGAGATCGAGCCGTCGGAGGTGTTGGGGATGCGGCCAGCTTTCAGGTCCGAGCGGTCATAGCCGGCATGATAGCCAGCGGCCAAGAGCTCAGGGTCTTTGGTGCCAAGGGTCTTCTGGCCGTAGGCGATGTAACGCAGGCCGGCTTCCATGTTGTTCCATGGATCGCGCTGGCCGGCTTCGGTGCCCATCATCGAGCGATAGGTGCCGGGCATGACTTGCATGCCGCCACGGGCGCCCTTGTTGCTGTCGTTTGAATTCCAGTTGCCCGAGCTCTCCTGCGAGAAGAACGACAGCGCCAACTTGGGGTCGATGCCGAGCTGCTCGGCTCGCTTGGCCACGTCCTGCGTGCTGGGCGCCATGCCTCGAGCGGGTGCAGATGACGGTGCGCTCTCGAAATCGGATTCGCTGTACGGGGAAGACTGGAAGGGGTTTTGCGCCACAGGATGCCTCTTGAAACAATTGGCCAGATTCTACCGTGGCCGGTCCGAAAATAGAACCACCCGAAACGACAAACGGGAGCCGAAGCTCCCGCTGCTTACTTTTTCTGAGGCATGCCGCCTGCCGCTGGGCTGGTGGGCACGGCGCCGTCAATCGGCACAAATTTGCCGTCGACCACGTGGAAGGCTTTGCCGTCGCTCTTGCGGTACTTGACCGGCAAGTCCTTGTTGAAGGCCATCGGCTTGTCGGCGATCACCACGGCGGGCTTCTCGCTGGCGTCTGCCTTGCTCGAGCCGGTGCCGTAGACCGTCTCCATGGCCGCGTCGATGGCCTTGTTCTGCTCGTCCTTGGACATGCGAGCGAACTTGGGGTTGTTCTTCATCTCGTCGCTGCGGATCAGGGCGCGGCGCTCGGTCGGGTCGGTCGTCTTCTTGGTGCTGACCTTGCCGGCTTCGCGCTCGTCGATGCGGTCCTGCTTCTCGTTCTCGAGCTTGCTCTTGTCCGAGTAGTCCTCCTTGCGCTGCTGAGCCTTGAGGCGGGCCTCATATTTCAGCTTCTCGGCGAGGGTCTGCTTGGCCTGCTCTGTCTCGAACAGCTTTTGCGGGTTGTTGGCAGCGCCCATGGCGAGCATCTTCTCGCGGGTCATCTCCATCTCGATGCTCTTGCCGGTGGCCTTGTCCTTCAACGACACCACGGCGACCTGCGAGCCGTCCTCTTTGGTCAGCATCTTGTGGCCGGTGTAGTCCACGCCGTCGTTGATGTGCTCGGTGTAGTATTTTCCGAACTTGGTGGCGGCGGTGTCGAAGTCCGGTGCCGTGTAGGCTGCGGCCCAATCCTTGATGGCGCGCTTGCCGTTGTGGCTGTCGGCGTAGTCGGTCCATGCCTTCGCCTTCTCAGGCTCACCATTGGCGAGGTACTGCTCGGCCAGCTTGGGCACGGCGTTCTTCATGAAGTAGTCGTTGGCCGATGGTGCGGCCTTCTCGGCAGCGGCCAAGGCCTGCTCGCGGGTGTCGTAGCTCTGGCCGTTCACGGAGAACTTGCCGTTGGGCTTCTGCACGGGCGTGGCTGGGGCTGGCGCCGCTGCTGCGGGTGCGGGTGCGGGTGCGGGTGCGGGAGTTGCCTGCGTGACGCCGGTAGCGGCCACGCCTTGCTGCGGTGTGGCCTGCACGGGAGAAGGTGCGGCGGGCGCCTGCGTCGAAACGGAGGGCGCTGTGCCTTGTGCTGCGGTCGCGGCGTTCGCGGCGGCTGCGTCAGGGTTGGCCGTGGGCGATGCTGCGGACACGGCGGCGGGGGAAACCGGAGCCATGGCAGAGGCGGCAGTCTTGGCGCCAGCCGCGTCGGGGCTGGCCGTCGGGCTTGCAGCGCTGACGGCTTCGGCGTTGGCCGGCTGAGGCGTCTCCACCTTGGGGGTGCTGGTGTCCACGGGGCCGGATGTCGGTGCGCCTGTGACGCCACCCTCTTGGATCATGCCCTGCACGGCGCTGGCGCGCTGGGCCTCGGCCTCGGCCATGCCCTTCTCGCGCAGGTCTTGCAACTTGCCCTCTTTGATGAGTTCGCGAATGTTCTTGCCGTTCTTCATGCCTTGTTCAAGGCCATGCGAGAAACCGCCTGCAAAAGCTCCGAAATTCATGGTGCCACCTCTGTATTAAATGCGGCGATGTGCTCGCCGACGGCTTTGTTGATGATGTCGAGACGCTTCTGGTTCTCTAAATACTGTGCGTGGTGATAGCGCTTGAGATACTTGGCCGCGCCTTCTTCCCACCATGCCGAGCAGGTCATGCAGTCAGGCATGCCGGTGAGCATCTCGTAGAAGCGCGGGATCGGTGCGCCCTCGTCGGAGAGGTAGCGCATCACCTTGCGGGCGTCCCAATCCTCGATGGGGAACAGGTACTCAATGCCGTCGTGCACCTCGCCCGAGCGAACGGGCGACTTCAAGCGGTCCTTGGTCTTCTGGCCACGGATCACGAGCGTGATGCCGTCGGCGACCATGCGCTCTGCCGTGGGCTGCATCATGGTGCGGATGCAGCACGAGTAGCGGTCCTGCATGAGCGGCGCATCGCCACCGACCATGCGGCCAATGTGCGTCGCGCTTACGGGCACGATGTCGGACGGGATGCCGAACTGTTCGATCACCTGCGGCTGATTGCCTTGGATGACGGCGAAGTTGGGCACCATGTCCTGAATGTGGGCCATGATCGCCAGCGTCTCGGGGTAAGCCGCGCCGGTGTCGCACCAATAGACCGTCAGGCGATCCCAGAAGGGTCGCATCAGGTACAGGCACGCCAATGAATCGCGCCCGCCTGAGATTTGCAGGGCGATCCGGTCGTGGCGGTCGAGGATGGCGTTCATGGTCACAGGTACAGGGTTGCGCCGGTGCCGGCGAGTGAACCGATCATCGAGCCCACGCCTGCCGAGCTGGTCGCGTTGGCCTGCTGCTGGGTCGACCATGCGTTGAGCTGGTTGCCGTACAGGTTGTTGAGCATCGAGCCGGCGCTGTTGTTGGCACCCACGGCGCCGCTGAAACCCTGCGCCATGACGTTGCCGTTGGCGTTGAAGGACTGGTTGGCGCTGGCGTTGTTGGCCACGGCGGAGTTGCCGGCGTTGGTGCCGATGCCGTAAGCGGCTGCGGTCGATGAGGCCAAGCCCTTGCCCATGTTCACGGCGTCGGCTTTGAGGGCCAAGCCCTTGTCGCGGATCAAGGTGCGGGCGTTGTTCTGGGCGCCGGCTGCGGCCAAAGCGGTGTTGGTGTCTGCTGCACGGGTGATGCCGGCAAAGCGGCCTGACGTGGGCGAGATGCCCATCGAGGCCATGCTGCGCTGGTTCGCCTGATTGGTCGTGGCCGAGCCGGCCATGACGTCGGCCTTGGCGGCTGCCGCTGCGGCGGCCTGCTTCTCAGGCGTGTCGAATTCGTTGGCCGTCTTGACGAAGCTGTCTTCGACCGGCTGGAACACCTCTTTCGTGCGGGCGCGATCTTCCTGCCCCCACGTGTTCGCCTGATCCTGCGTCGCAAGCTGCTGCTTAATGACGGTGGTGTTCAGATCGTCGGTGACGGCTTGGCGCTCGTTGCCGGCGGCGAACTGATCCTTGGCAAAGCTCAGCCAGTCCTTGCCGAGCTCGACGTTGGCCATGGCGGCCTGACCGATGGCCGGATCAGCGGCAGGTGCAGCGCCTCCGCCACCTTTGCCACCGAAGCAGATATTGCGGCCAATGCCCATCACGCTCAGGCGTGTGGCAGCGGCTTTCGCACCCTTGCTCTTGCGCTCGCTGAAATGGAGGTCGTCGAGGGCGTCGTCGCCCCAAAAAGTGTTTCGTTCGAACATTAGGTGTCCCCCTTCGGGATAAATCGGCAATTCTCTTTGAGCATCCCAAGCGAGATCAGGTCGTCGTCCTTGCAGCCGTGGGAGTGATAGCCCTCGCGCACGAAGCCAAGGTGCTCGTCAAATTTCAAAGCGATCTCGTTTTTTGCGGGCACCATACCGGTGACACGTCGCATGTTGAGTTGGAGGAAAGGGTAGGAGAAGGCGCTCACCAGAAGCGACTTGTTCATCCATGCCGAGGTGCCGTCGGAGGCGATGTGCATGTTGCAGTCCACGTCCGAGAAGTTGTCGTACACCACTACGGCCACGAGCTCGCCGGCTTTCTCAAGCCCGATGGTGTAGGCGTCACGGCGAAAGGCGACACCGATCCGCTCCTGCGCCCACGGGAGCAAGCGATCCTCTTGGCCGTAGATCAGATGAGACGCCATGTTTGTGCGGTTGGTTCGAAATTAGCACCATTGTAGCCGTGCAAGGGGTAAAACACCACCATGCCTAGACCTTCGGGATCACGGCGGTGCCGCGTGCGTTGGAGATGCGCTGCAAGAGCTCGAAAAGCGTCTTCACGTCGGCTTGCAGGGCGTTGAACTCGGCAGCCGTCGGCGTGGTGGACACCGGAGCCGACTGCATGGTCAGGCTGGCCAGAGCCGTGAACTCGCCACGACGGACCGCGCTGAGGGTCTTGGAGTCGTCGCCACGTTCGCCGGTGAACTTCTCCACCTTCTCGCGGATGCGGTTGAAGTCTCTAAGCAGTTGAGCGGCCTGAGCAGCTCCAGTGCCGCGCTGGGGGATGGCTTCTCCGCGTGACATCTTAGACCTCGTTCAATTCGCGGACGGTGGCAGCCATGGTGATCTGCTCGATCTGGGCCGTGCCGTTGACTTGGATTTCCCAGATACGGGCACGGCGGTTGCCCGCGATGCGCTGCACCTTGTCCATGGTCGAAACGGTGCGAACCAAAGCGCCGTCGGCGTAGACCTTCACCGACACGAAGGGCGGCGCAGGCAACGGCTTGAGCGGGTCGCCGTTCATGGAGAAGGTGTCGATGGCTGCGCCGTCGATCTCGCTGCCCATGCTGTCGGATGCGAGCAAGCCAGCGTTGTAGGCCTCGATGGCGGCGATGGCGTCGAGGCGGGCCTGCTTTTGTTCAGGTGATTCCAGCGTGCCGCTTTCGACGAGGATCGCGCCCATGCTGGCCGGTGCTGGCAGCACGACGCGCTTGGACTTCCACGTGATGATCTCGTTTTGCTGACCGAGCGCGTCGAACTCGTACAGGGTGTTGCCCATGACGTAGTAAAGCTGGCCAGTTGGCAGGTCGTAATAGAAGGCGTCGGCCTTGAACGGATAGCGCAGCACGAAAGGCTGTTGGCCTGTCAGGTCGATGGCCAATGTACCCTCGTTGACCGTCACGCCGTCGGTATCGAGATACCAATAGCTCGTGAAATAGCGGCCCGTGAACTGAGCCGACACGATGGTCGAGGGCGATAGACGCTGCCAAAGCGGGCGTGTGAAGAGGTTGTCGGTGGCCACGGTCGCGCCGCCATTACTCACCACCACGAGGCCGTCATTCGATGGGTAGGCGACGGAGTAGCCGAGATCGACGAGGCCGCGCCCATTGATGCAGGGCAGGTTGACCTCGATCTTCTCTTCGATCATGGCTTCGGGCGCGTTGCCCGAGGCGACATAGGGATAACCCTTGGTGCCAGCCACCACGGTCGTTCCGTAAGCGCCAAGGCCCACGATCTCGAAGGCGGACGTCAGGCGGTATTTCTCGGGCCAAGCGTGCGGGCGGTACGGTTCGCAGAAGCACAGCTCCTTGCCACGGAAAGCGGCCATCATGCCGTTGGGCAGGGCGATCAAGCCTTGCAGGTCGTCAGGCGGGGCGTTCCAGTCGCGTGACGGCAGCACCTCACCGAACTGGTCGGGCGCATAGGTGTCCACGAAGTTGGATGTCGAGGCGTTGCGCTCGGCGATGAAAAAGAGATCAGTGCCGGACTGGTTCGAGCTCTGCGAGCGGTAGATGCGCTGCTTGGTGATGCCGCGTCCAGTGGGTGTCGAGGCAAAGCCCGACAGTGTGAGGGTTTGCCCTGCCTGCCAGTTGACCTCGTTGGAGATGGGGCAGGGCTCGCTCTCTTCGCCAAAACTTGTCACCCACGTGTAGACGTAGAGGCGTGTCGTGACGTCGCCTGTGCCGATGCCGGTGACGGCTGCGGTGAGCGCAGTCGATGGGTAGGGCACGGCCAGATCGTAGACGGTGGTGCCGACACGCATCTTGGGCGCTCCGTCGCCCGTGTAGTACAGGCGGTCCTCGGCCACGGGGCCGGGCACGGCATTGACCACGGTGTCCCACGCCAGCCACGTGTCTCCAAATTTGGTGACGGTCTGAATGTCCGTCATGCCAGTGAAGACGTGCTCTTGGCGCGACTTTCGGATGGGCGTAAGGCCGCCATCGTCGAGACGCACGTTCTCAGCCTGCTGCGCTCCGCTGTCGGGCAGCAAGCGTGCAATGAGCTTGGGGACTTCCCCCGAGAACTGGCCGAAGCGAAGAGCGGTCATGGTGCGTCAATCCTGAATGTGGTCTATCAACCGGCTCGCACCAATGTGCCTTGCAAGAAGGTTACGCCAGTTCCGTTGGAGATCGTGATCGTTCCAGCACCCGTGATGTTGGCCCACAACTCCGCGTAGTCCGTAGAGCCGTTGAGGTACACAAGGCCTACGACGGTCGTCGTCATGCTGCTTGAACCCGACGGCGGAATGTAGGGCTGACCATTCAGCAAGAACGAACCGTTTTTGTAGATCAGGGGGTTTGAAACCGTGCCTCCGCTTGATGCACTTGCGGCGATACGCCCCGTAACAAGGTAGTAGCCTGCCACGCTTGGCTGGAAGCGGAAGTTGGTCGCGCTGTCAAAAGCATTGGCCGTATCGAAGTCTTCGCCGTTGAGCTGAACTTTGGTAGCCACTCCGCTGGTGACGGTCTGGGTGCTTGTGTTTCGGAAGGCCGAGAAAGTCGGACCTTCGCCACCCACACCCGTCGCCACCTTGTCTTGCGTCACGGCGTCCGCAGCGAGCTCTGCATTGCCCACCGCGCCGTCGGCAATTTCAGAGGCCCCGACTGCGCCAGCGGCGATATGCGACGCGTTGATTGCGTCTGTTGGGATCATGCTTGGATCAATTTGTGTTAACGGCATACGCCTCCCTGATTACGGCAGTGCCGCTTTGATTTCGTCCACTGTGCCAGCCGCCTCGATGGCGGCTTGGACCACTTCGTATTTGACGCGGATCGCCTGACGGGCGGCCTCGGCGTCCTGTGCAGTCGTGCCGGGGATTTGCTTGGCGATGATGTCGTCGAAGGGTTTGAATTCCTCGGCGCGGGCGGCACGGCGCATGTCGTGCGCGATGCCCTTGGCCTTGTCGATGTTCACGGTAATCATGCTGCCATCTCCGCTTGTTGGGTTGCGATCTGGGTGTTGAGCTGGGCGATGCGGGCAGCCTTGTTGGCGTCCCACTGAGCTACAGCCACGGCGTGCTGGGCTGCGTTTTGCTCATTGGTGGCATCAACGAAGGCCACGAGCTCGGCATACGCGGCCTCGCGCTCTTCTGGCGTCAGCTCTTCGGGCAGCTCTGCCTCGTCGATGCTGGCGGCCACCAAGGCCTGCGGTTCAGCGGGGCCAGTCTCGGCGTTGATCGCAGCGATCTCGGCTTCGTACTGCTCGATGAACCATGCTTGTGGGCCGATTCCGTAGCCGTGCGGATTTGAGAAGTCGGCTTCAAACGCATCAAAGAATAAATGATCTTTTGGCGTTTGATTGTCGGGCACAATCAGAAAAGGCTTATTAGCTGGAACATCCTTACGAGCAATATTCTCGATTGATAGGCCACATTCGCACGGATACACAAAAACCAGTGCGCCGTTATCGTTTGAAAAAATGATAATTGAGTTCATTTGGTTGCCCTTGCTTATCGGAAGATTGCATAATTAACTTCGGCCATATCAGATGAGCCTCCGTTTGACATACTTCCAGTAACAACTTGAAGTTGCGTGGTTGACTGTAGCGCTGGCCCTGTACTTGCTGTGCCTTTGATTGTTGTACCCCATGACAAATCTGTTGTGACCCTTCCAATGCCTTGACCTACAGCGCCGTAATTGCCATCAGGCATGGCGGAAGCAAAGTTAATGGTGTAATCGCCAGTACTGTTTTTAAAAACGCTACTGACGTTTCCGCTGCCACGAATAGTTTGGTTGGCCCCAGTAGTTCCAGTACCGTTCCAATTCACCCAAGCGCGGCAACCATAGGCGGTGGCGGCTGAACCGTAGCCTGAGTTGAATTTGAAGTCGCCATTTGTGTCAATAATGCACCTAACCACGCCCGCTTGCATATCATAGTAATACAAGTTACCTGCGGTCTGACCAACGGCACTGGTTTGTCCAGCTACGGCAATTGCCCATGCTCGTGAATTACTGTGTTTAAGTTCGATAGCAACAGCATCGGCATTGTTTGATTCAACAGAAATTGGGAAAATTCCCGTGTCATACGCGGTTAGCTTGCGAGCTGGGGTCGATGTACCAAAGCCAACGTTTCCGCCAGAAGTGACAGCAATCGGCAACTCCTGAACCACACCGGCACCAGACGTGTCGCGGCCAAGCACCTTGCCTGCGGTGACGCTCTGCATTTTTGCATAGGTCACGGCGTTGGCGGCCAGTTTTGCCGTCGTGACATTCAGGTCCGCAATCTTGACGGTCGTGACGTTGGCGTCGGCGATCTTGACGGTCGTTACCGCATTGTCGACCAACTTGATCGTCGTCACCGTTCCGTCGGCAGGCGTGCCAATCGAGAGCGGCACGCAGTATTTGGCCATCCACTTCACGCCCGACGCGATAGCGCCACCGACGGTCAACGTGGTGCCGCTGAGGCTCATGGTGGATTTGAGTTGAGGCACGCCACCGATGACGACATCGACGTTGTTGATGCTACCGGGATCGACAGAAAGCGTGATGGTGGAAGCGCCAGAGCCGGTGCCCTCATCGACGATGGCGTTCACGCCGACGCCGTTCGAGTTGGATTGAATGACGGACCATGTGTTTGTCGAGCGGTCGGCCACCACCCACGCGCTCTGGTACTGAGCGGTCAAGGTGTAGAGCGTACCGCCGTTAATTGTGTCCGTGCTTTGACGGGCAATGGTGACGGCGTTCACATCGCTCGTCACCTTGTCGATAATGATGTCGAAGTCCGCAGTCAGCGCGGAAATCTGCGGCAGCGTGATCGTGCGTGTGCCGCCGCTCGTATCGACGCGGATCAGCGAGGTGACGTCGGCCTCCAACACGGTGTAGTCGGCGTTCTTGTTGAGCGTGCCGATGATCGCGGCTGCGTCGAGGCGGTCGATCTCAGTGCCGAGCACGCCAGCGGTCAAACGCGCCTCGATGCGGTCGCCTGCCGAGAAGGCGTAAGCGGTCGATGCGCCAGCGACGGGTTCAGCGGCGCGAGCAATGGTGAGGGTGTCGGTCGAGCGGGCCGTGACTTTCACAACCTCTGTCGAACCGTCCGCCTTCACGATGGTGGCCATGAAATACTGACCTGCCGACAGCGCTGGAAACTTCGCGCCGTCGCCGGATGTGACGGACAAGCTCGTGGCTACGTTTGTCAGGTTGGCGGCGAGGTTTGAAACCGCATTGTTTGAAAATCGAACCAGTCTGGTCATATCAATATTCCCTTACGCGAATTTTGAGCTCGTCCTCTTTGATCCGGCCATTGGCGGTCGTGATCTTGACGGTGAGCTTGTAGGTTTTTCCGGTGACGCCACCGGCGGCCCAGAATTTGACGATGGGCGTCATAATGGAAATGGTGTCTGCGGTGAGCTCGCCATCGGGTAAGACGGTGACGGTCGCTTCTGCGATCTCGTCGTCCTCGGGCATCCACTCCGTGAAGTCCACGTTGTAGTCGAGGTACTCAGCGGGCTGCTTTTGGGCCATGCCGATAATCATTGGAAATCCCTTTCACCGGAAGAAGCCACAAGCGTGCGATTGTCTCTCGGCACAAAAAACATGCGGGTTTCGTCGCTCACCGACATATTCCGGTTGTCCGCAAGGGAAACGCTCTCGCGCACATCTGCGGGCACGGACATTGATTTGTCGCGTTCGAGCGATGCGAACTGCCTTGCCTCGAATTTTACCTTGAAAGTACGATCCAAGACAATCGCGAAGATGCCTGTAAACAGCTCCGCGACTTCGCCATAGCTTGCAAACTGCCCGCGATCCAGTGTGATGCGGTAATTTCGGATGAAGCCAGCGTCGTCAAAGCTGACGCTGTACGCGGTGGAATCGACGGGGAAGCGGCGGCCATACGCGGTGATCGCGTCGCTGCCTGCCACTTCAAACGAGCCGCTGCCGACCACGAGGGCGATGCCCTTGCGCAGATCAACGTCGAAGCCGGTGAAGTCGTATGCGCCTGCCTGCGTGAGCACCACGCGTCCGCAGAGCGTGCGGGCGGTCTGGTCTGCAAGGGCATAGCTTCCGGCCCCAGCGCGGGCGATGCGGGTGGACTTGAGCGCGGCGTTGCTGCCTGCCTCGGCCACAGCACCGGCGTCAGCCTTGATGACGTAGGTGTGGCGTCCTGTGCTGGCTTGGCCGGTGAGCGTGTAGGCACCGGCCTGAGCGGCGACGAGGTGAGCATGGAGCAGCGCTGCGTTTGATCCGGCAAGCGCGTAGCTGCCTGCGCCGACGGCCTGATAGCGCGTGGCCAACAGCGATGCGCTCTGCCCCGCGAAGGTGAAGGCCCCAGCCGTGACGGCTGCTTTGTAGCCTTTGAGCAGCGTGGCGGCTTGCCCTGCCAGCGCAACGTCACCCGCGTCGGCGGGCTGGCGGTAGGTCTTGAGGATGGTGGCCGCTTGGCCGGTGAGCGTGACGCTACCCGCGTCGGCGTAGACCTTCTTGCCTTGCAGGAGCGCGGCGCTTGAGCCTGCCAGCGCAACAGCGCCAGCGTCAGCGGAGACGAAGTAGCTTTGGCTACCGTCTCCGTTGATGGCCGCGCCGTTGAGCGCAAACGCGTTTAACGCTCCGGGCATGGTCTACCCTGCGATGCTTAGGTGAGTGTCAGTGTGGACGCGCCGAGATCGACGGTGAATGTCTCACCCTCGTTGAGCGTGATGCTGGAGCCGTAGTCCCAATAGCCGATCAGTGGCTTCAAGGGGCTCGACGGCGTGGCGTTGTAGAGCACGGCGTAGCGGAAGGGACCGATGGAGCCACCCGAGGCGGTCCATGTGGCCGGATCGGCAGAGGCCAGCGTGTAGACGCCGCCCGACTGAGCCGACGAGCTCTGCACGGTCTGGTTGCCTCCTGCGGTGTAGCCGTTGCCGCCGCTGATCTCGGTGATGTCACCCAGCAAAGCGTGTGTGGCCGCGTTGGGTGCGGTGTTGGTCAGCGCTACCTTTAAGGTATCGGACGCAAGGTTATGCACCTTCTCGGCCAAGTTCTCAACGAAGCATTGGTATTTTACAAATGAAGACGACATGAAGGCTCCTTAGAAATAACGGCCACGGCTGCGCTTGGGCGCGTTTTGCTGCCCCGTCGTGCCTTTGTTCGACAAGCCATTGAGCTTGTCGGTGAATTTTTGTGAGTAGTACGTGGCCAGCTCGGGGTTCGAGTAGGACTGGCCGGGAATGGTCAGGATGCGGCCCAGCGCACCCCAGCCGATCACCTCGTTGTATTCGCGTGAGATGAAGTCAGGGATGTCGGTGGTGTCCTGTGACGGCTTGAGGCGCAGGCAGAGATACAGATGGCCTTCCAGCGCGGGCACGATGCGCAGCGTGGACTGGTCGATCTGGGTGAAATATTTGGGGATGCCGCCCGAGGTTTCGCCGGTGCGCCAGCCCTTTTCGAGCGTGTCGAGGTCGCGGGTCGCCTTGGGGAAGAGCTCATGGCCGTTGTGCAGCACCACCTCGATGTCGTGCACCACGGAGCCGTTGGGCGTGAAGATGCCGGAATTGCAGTCCTCGACGGTGACGTCAAAGTCGTCTTCGTATTTCCACAAGCGCGTGCGCTCGCAGAACTCGATGGCCGCACCTCGGATCGCCTTGTAGGCGGTCGGGTCGGGCACGCCCGGTGCCCATGGGCGAACATAGCCGAGGAAGGAATCGAGCGAGCTCATACGCTGTTACCGGGTTGGTTGGGCGAAGCGGCAGCCTGTGTCTGGGTCTGCACGCCGAGGGCGTCACCAAACGCACCGTAGAAGCCTGCGGCCTCGGCGGCGTTGGCGTACTCGGTGTCCTTGGACTTGGCGCGGAAGGCGACGTAGTTCACGACGGCATCCATCACCTCGAGGCCAACGTCGAGCGTGTCGCTCGTGCTGTTCACTTGGGCGGGGATGGCCGCGTGGGAAATCTTGATCTGTGTGCCAGCCTTGGCAGGCGGCGACACGAAGTAGTCTTTGGGCGTGCGGTCGTCATAGGTGAACTGGCTGATCTCGACCTTCTGCGTTGCGCTCTGCCAGTAGAGGTCGTCGTCATCGAGGTTCTGACGGTCCGTGCGACGGATGGAGCGGCCCGGTGTGGCGCCGTCCATGCCCATGTTGCAAACGATGTCGAGAAGCTGGACGCCATTCGACGGGATCGTCTGGTGGCTGCCAGCCACGAGAGCCACCACGGCGACCTTCGAGCAGGCCGAGGGCTTGCGCGTGATGATCGCCATGCGGCTGTCGTTGATCCACCGCAGCAGTTCCTCATCGACCCAGCGTGCTTCATCCGCCCCCCTGTCCTTGTCGAGCAAGAGGTCGGTTACGCGGTCGAGGATGTCCTGAACGGGGATGCTCATGGCTTATTTTTTCTTCGCGGTGGTTTTCTTGGCGGCGACCGGAGCTTTGACTTCTTCGGGTTCGTCGGCCTCTTCCATGGTGTCCAAGGCGATCTCGATCTTTGCGGTGCGCTCAGAGCTGTCGAGCTCGTTCCACTCGTCGGAGGTCATGCCGGACGCTGCGAAGGCGGCTTGCACGGCCTCGAGCTGGGTGATGGTCTGGCCGTTGATCTCAAACTGTGGGGGCAGCTCGTCGCTACCCGACAGTGCGCCAACAGGCTTGGTGCCTGCGGGTGCGGGCACGTTCACCGGCTCCAGCTCACCGATCTGCTTGGGTGTGCCCTTGGGCGTGCCCTTGCCGTGATACAGCTTGTAACCTTCCGAGATGCTCAGGAAGCGGTCGATGTGGGCTTCGTCAGCGACGTCAGCCACATGGGCGCCATCCGCGACGGGTTCAAAGTGGTACTCGATGCCGCCGAGGTCGACGACTGAGCCGCCTTCACGTTTCAAAATACATTCGATCTTCATGGTGGGTTCTCCGAAAAAGGTTTAAAAAAAGGGGAGGACGCGAGCCCTCCCCTGTTCGGGGCAATCCGAGGATTAACCCTTGACGAACACGCTGACGCCGAGTTTACCGCTGGCAGCCTGAGTGGCGGCAGCAGCCGTGATCTCCAAGCCAACCGACACGTCGGTATTGGCGCGGGCCACGCGGAAGCCAGCAGCCTTCGACATGCGAGCAACGCCGCCTGCCTGAGCCACTGTGGATGCGGCTGCGAACTGAGTACCGCAAGTGCGGCCAGTGTTCACGCCGGGAGTGCCGGTCATCACGCCGACGTTGAAAGCAATCGTGGGTGTCGCGTTGCTGTCGAGGTCGTCGGAATCAATCACCAGATCAACCACTTCGGTCAATGCAGGGATCAGGCCCAAGTCGATGATGTCACCGATGGCCAAGGTCACGCCCTTGAGCGGGCCAGAGGCCAAGTCGATTTCGTAGCGGTTCACTACGACGTCACCGGCGCAATCTGGGTACGCTACGGAAACATTGCCGCCAGCTTCGGCTGCGGGCATTACATAAATAGTCATGTCATTCTCCTAAAATTGGGAAGTTGAGGACGGGCCACCCTTGTGAGGCAGCCCATTCACTCAATTAGGCGTTGGGATCAGTCGCAGCCGTGTCGATCGACAAGACACCGAAGTCTTTGCCGTTGAACACAGTCTTCTTGATGCCGCCGATAAAACCGGACGCCACTGTTGGCTCGTTGCCGTAGTCCTTGGTGTTCTCTTCCCAAGAATAACGCAAACCACCGGCTGTACCGTAGGCCACCACGGCAGCCTGACGGCCCATGAACAAGGCGCGAGCGGCCTTGACGTTGGAGCCTGAACCGTAGTCGTCGAAACGAACCACGTTACGGTGCTTGTGCAGCACGGTGTTATTAATCATGCCCAAGCCACCCATGAAGATGGGGTTCTTGCGGCCTTCGGCTGCGGAGGCTGCCTTCTGGATGTCCAACCACTGACCAGTCGTAGTGCTGGTGCGCAGGTCGTACTCTTGGAAGGGAGACATCAACATGACGTACTGATCGTCGGCGCCGTTGGTGACAGGCACCATGTTGGCGGTCTTCGGATCGAGAGCCTGCATCATCTCAGCCTTGTTCACGGCCTTCTCGATGACGGTGACGTTCATCTTGTCGGTCGATGCCAAGGTGGCCTTGCTGGTGGCTGCGCCGCCGAACAAGATGTGGCCTGCGTCGGGAGCAGTGAACGCGTTGCCGGCGAAACCGGTGTAGTCCAAGCTCTCGATGAAGTCTTGGTTGATACCACGTGCACCAGAGAGGTACATGAAGAACAACTCGTCGACCAAACGTGCGAAGTAATCACCCAAGCGGTTCTTGGCGATCATGCGCATGTCGTGAGCGGTACGCTTACGGCTCATCTTGCCGCCGGCAGAAGCTGCGTGGCGAACTTGGTCGATGATGACCTGATCGGTGTAGAACTTCAGGCTTTCCTCTTTGCCTTCCAAACGTGCGTCGCCGTAAGTAGGCTTGGCACGCATCTGGACGCACAGGTCGAAGCTGATGCTGTCGCCAGCGTCGGTTTCGAGTTCGGTCTTGCGCTGAATGATGTTGTTGTCATCGGTGCCGATGAAACGGTTTTCGAAGTACGACTTCTTGCGTGTATCCACAGCAAGGTTCGCGCTCCACTTTTTCTGGGCTTTCGGATCGCCGAAAGCAATTACGGTCTGAGACATGGAAGTGCTCCTAAAGGTTGAACAAGTGTCAGAGAGCACTTCCTGCGCACGCTGATACGCGCATTATCACGCCAATGGTTCGATTTTGCAACCACGTGGGAAAAAAGAGTGTCAGGCCGGCATGGCAGCAAGGCCATTCTTGGCGAAGTGCGCGGCGGTGTTCGCCTGCACGCGCTGAATGGGGACTGACTTGTCTGCCTCGATGGCAAGACGCGCAATGCGACCGGACTTATCTTCCAGCGTCACGATGGCATCGCCGATCTTGACGCTTTCGCCTACACGAAGCTCGAGTTTCAACAATTCAGTCCCCTTAAAAATTAGCCTGCGGCCAAATATGCGTCGCGTTCAGATTGCGACATCTTGTTGAGAGTTTCCTCGTAGCCCTCTGGGTCCGTGTTCGCCATGCGGTCCAGCACGGCAAAGCGTCCGCCGTTGGTGTCCTGCACGTCGGCAGCGGGCACCTTGGCCAGATTGGGAGGGAGTTCGCCGCGCTGCTGGCGCTGCGGAGCTTCGCCGGGCTTTGCGCCGGGTGTCTCGGCAAAGCCAAACGCGGTCTTGAGGTTCTTGTGAGCCTCGTCGAGGAACTGCTGACCGGTCCACTGAGCCGTCTCGGGCTTGGTGGCCAGCTCACGCACCTCGGCGTCGAGCGCTTTGTAGAGGCGGGCGTTGTCCTTGTAGACGGCATGCGTCGACACGAAGGCGGCGCACGTCGCGTTCCAATCGTTCTGGAGGCGCTGCTGCTCCATCTGACCGGCCAGCTCGGCGCGGTCCTGAGCACGCTCGATCAGGCGCATGTCCTTGTCGAGCTCGGCGACCTGCTTCTGGTACTCGCGCATCGTGATGTCGCCATCATCGAACTGGTTGAGCAAAGCCTCTTTCTTGGTGTCGATCTCGGCCAGCTTGGCGGCTGCATCCTCCACCACGGGGGCGATCAGGATGGGCGCGGCCTGTGTGGCTTCTGCCGTGGCTGCTGCTTGGTCCGCCTCTTCGGTGGTCGCGGCTGCGGCTGTGGCTGCGGCGGCTGCATCGGCTGCGGCCTTGGCTGCGTCAGCCTCGGCGCCATCGGTGGCGGCTGCTTCGGCAGCGGCTTCGGCGTCGTCGGCCTTGGGGTCTGCGACGTTATCGGTCGCGTCGCCTTCATCATCAACGAGAGCCAAGCGCTCTTCGTCGGTCAGGCCATCGTCAATGTCGTGTTCCATCGTCATCAAAAGCTCCTTTGGAGTGGTTGGTGGGGCTTTCGCCCCGTTTCTGGGTCAGGCCCAATTCTATGCTGTCGGCATGTCCTGTGGCGGCATGCCCTGTGGCGCTGCTTCGGGAGGCATTGCCTCCGGTGGCATGGCTTCTGGTGGCATGGCCTGCTCAGGCGCCGGCTGCGGCTCTGGCTGGGGTGGCTGTGGCGGCATGGGTGGCAGGCCACCCGATACGGCGGAGGCTGTGAAGTCGCGCCAGCCTGCTTCTTGCAGGATGCCATCGGCCACCTTGGCGGTCGTGGGCATGGTGATGACCATCTGCGCAGCCGTCATGGCTGTTGCCGTGGCGTCCACGCGATCCTTGATCGCCAGTCCCAGCTCGCGCTCGGCGGCGGCCATGGCGCGCTGGGCGTCGGCCTTCTTCTTGTCGGCGTCGGCCACCTTGCCATCGAGCTCGGCCATGAACATGGCTTCTTGAGCCTGTCCCTGCTTGGCTTGCGCCTCGGCCTGCTGCATCTCTTCGGGGGTTGGCTCCTTCTGGTCGGGGTCTTTCATGCCGCTCTGTGCACGGATGCGCTTGGCGATCTCTTCGCGGTTGGGCAGGTCCATGCTCTCCACGGCGAGGTCGAGCAACATGAGGCCCACTTGCGGAGGCATCTTGGCGATCATGTCCATGAGCTGCTCGGCTGCGGCCTGACGCATGGTGTTGCGCCAGTCGGCTTCGGAGATGATGAAATCGGCCTTGGTGAGCGTGATCTCGTTCTCGGGCATGCCGTTGTTGATCTGGATGAATTCGGGCGTGCCGCGCTCGTTGGTGATGCGGAAGGTCTTTTGCGCGTCGCAGAATTGCTCGAGCAGGCTGAGCTGGAGCTCGCCCTGCATCTGGGCGGCGAGGCGCAAATTGTCGAAGGGCTTGTTGGTCGCGAGCGATCCCTGCTCCTGACGCTTCTGCACGGCGATGCCTGAGACGGCGTTGGTCGTGCGGCCCAAGAGCTCATCGGTGACGCCACCGACCTGCTGGATCATGTTGATGCCACGGCTCATCAGGTCGAGGTGGGGTGCAGCCAGGTCGCGCTCGGCGTTGATCGTCATCTCCTTGCCGGCGCGCTTCACGATGATGGCGTCGGGGCGGGCGATCTCTTCGGCGAACTCGTCCATGGTCATGGTGTCGGGCAGGGCGCCTTCGTCCATGATGACCTTGTTGGAGCTCAGGATGTGCAGCGCCTTGGAGGCGCGCTTGTTCACGTCGTCCTGAATGTCGCGGATCGAGCGGATCATGCCGTAAGGCAGGTTGTCGCGGCCACGGCGGTAGCACCACACGGGCGTGAAGCGGAATCGGTTGTGGCGGTATGGGCTCGGGCCTTCCCACAACAGGTCTTTGACCGTCATGTGAGCCAAGCGCACGCGCATCATCACCTTGTTGGCGACGGCGGAGGCGCCGGACTGTACGGCCTTGACGTGGCGGGGATCGGTCTTGTCGTAAATCTCACCCTTGAACACGCCGCCCTTGAGGCGCTCGACCTTCTCAGGCACGCGGTATTCACATTCGATCAGTCGAACGCGTCGGCGCTTGTGGGTGACGAGGGTTCGAGCGACGGCGTAATTGGAGCGGTCGAACTCCATGTAGTCCATGGGGACGTCACCATCCACCATGTCAAATGAGCCATAAAGGCTGGCGTCCACAACTGCATCGTCGATCTGTGCCTCACGTCCGGGGAAAAGAGCCTTGGCGACGTCCACGTCCACCCACTTGGAGCGGAAGATGTAACGGCCATCGGAGAAGTCGAGTTCGGTCGAGGCGCTGTCGTGCAGGATGTTGCGCCAGCTCTCATAGCGGGAATAGATCGGCTCGCCGTCGTCCTCGTCCTGTGCGCCGTCTTCGAGCCAGCCCAAGCCGACCTTGATCGCATCTTCAAAGGCGCGGCTGCGGCTGAATGGCAGGCGGTTCACGTCGCTGAGGTACTTCAAGAGCTTGGTCTTGATCTCGGCGGGGCGGGTGTCTTCCTCTTCACGCGGCAGGATTTTGAAATCCGTGCGGCCACGCTTCTCGGAGCCGATCACCCAATTGATCGTTTGTGAGGTGACGTTGTAGACGATGGGGGCTTGGCCGCGCTCTTTGAGCTGGGCGGCTTCCTCTTCGGACCACTGGATGTTGTCGTAGTAGTCCTCGTCAATCGCCATCTGAAAGCGGTTCTCGCTCTGGCGGTCGAGCTCTTGGCGATAGTACGACAAGAGGCGGCGGTGAAGCCCCTGCTTGTCGTCGCTATCGAGCTCGCTCTTGGGGGGCGTTGGTTCGACCGACGAACTATGGTGCGGTAAACGGTCCACTGGCGTCGCGAATTTGTCTACGCGGGTGAGATTCGCGTCGTTGATGTCGAACATTGCTGCCCCTTAAATCTGCTTGGTCTGCTCGTAATCCAAGAATTCGACGGTCTTCTTCTGACCGTCACCGAAATTCACGTCCGCCGTTCCCACCACCACGGCCTGCGATGGATCGACGGGCATGCTGATAAGGTCCGGCAGGTGCGAGTGCAGAATGTCCGCGATGCGATGCGTCGTGTTCATACTGTCTTCGAACCCTAATGCCTTGGCCATGCCCTTTGCGGCTCTGACGCAATATTTGGGGTCATTATAGAGATAAGCCGCTGAAAGTGCTACCACACAAGGCACCACACTGCTCGGCGGACGATAGCGCGGCAGGAGCACGAGGGCGGGCTCGGTGTCCTCCTGATCGTCGTTCATCACCCACGTGCCGAACACCACGAGGTCGCCCAGCTCGCGCATGAAGTGGTGACGGGTGAGGTCGATGGCTGGTTTTTCGTCAAAGATTTTCATTGGATGGTTCCTTGGATGGTGTCGCACTGTGCGACCCGCTTGGCTTCCGGCATGGCCAGCACGTCTTTGATGATGGCCTTGCTCTCTTCGATGCTCACGAAGCGGTCGTGCTGATCGAGGAAGCCGACGGTTCGACCGATGTGCGGATCGGTCAGGCGCTTTGTGAGGCGGCGCTGTTCGATATTCATTTCAATGCCTTTCGTTCTTCGGGCGTCAGCGCGGCGAGGTCGTCCTCGGTCACGGGCTCGCGCCGAAACTGGTCTTTGATGGTCTGGATGGGGTGGAGCATGAACGGGCGAGCCGTCCACACCCACCACGTGATGAGGGTTTGACCCATCAGGCCCACACGCCAACGGGCTTGCCTTGGCGGTGCTTACGGCCCGGCCCGCTCTTGGTGTAGCTGGGGCTCTTGCTGGGCGCGGCCTTGTAGAAGCGTTGCAGCACGGCAGTCGGCATCAAGCGATTGAACGAGCCGATGCGCAGGGGGAAGATCATTGTGATGTCCATGGGGATACTCCTTGGTGATGAAATTAGGCGACCACTTGCCAGTCGTCGGCGAGCATGTCGGTCTGGGAGGCGAGCCAGCCCATGAGGATTTCGCCGGTGGCGGTCTTCATGGTGATGCAGGGCAGCACCTTGGCGTAGCCGCCATTGTCGAGGGCGTACTGGCGATTGTTGCTCGACCAGAACTTCTCGGCGGCCACTTCGGCGGGCATGGCCACGACGCCGGACAGTGAGAGCCACATGCCTTTGCCGTTCCAGCCCTCGCGGGCGACCTTCTTGCCCAGCTTGAGGGCTTCGAGGGCGAAGCCGAATGTCAGTCCGGTCGTGGGGTGGTAGGCCGCGTCGAACTGTTCGGCAGGGCTCCAGCTCACATAACCCGCATACTGCGAGGTGTTGGGCTTGCCGCCGTCGAGGTACTCGACCAGATAGCCGGCGTCGTCGCCGTTCTCGTCCGCCGGCAGCACCCAGCCACGGAAGTCGTTGTATTTCTGGCGCGTCATGGCGATGGCGCGGATCATCTTGGTTCCGATGTAGGTCTTCATGCTGCACCTACCTCCTTGCGAAGCTGCTCGATGCGGTACAGGCGGCCTTTGAGCTCGTAGCCCATGAGCGGCCACATCTTGTTGATCGCGTTTTCGCGGGCGACCTTTTGGCCGATCTCGGCGTCGAAGTTCTCAGGGCTGGCGCAGGCGCTCTCACCCGTCACCGTGAAGCCGTTGCGCAGCGTGAGCACGCAGAAGGTCAACAGGTGCAGGGGGTGTTCGTCCTCGAGCGTGCACTGGTTGGCCCACGCGAAGCCGTCGGCTGCGGTGAAGTACGTCTCGCTGACGATGTTGTCCTCGATGTCGGTGGGCTTGATGCGGGGCGCTACGGCCTTGGCGTCAATCTCTTGTTGTAAATCATTCATGGTTCTCTCCTGTAATCCCGCTGAAAACGGCCAGCGGGTTGCCGTATTCAATTATGCCGTGCGCCAACTGCGCGGTTTGCTGCGTTTTACCGAAGTAGACGCGTTTGCGGTGAGCTCTGACCGAATCTGGCCGAACTGGCGGAAGGCGTCGGCGCCGTTGGATGCCTTGTCGTGCCGGGGTTCGTCCTTCCACACGCCACGTTGGGGGTCCCACTCCTTGCGATACATATCGAGGTGGCGAAGGCCTTGAGCGCAGCCATGCTCGTCAAACCACGAGGTCGAGAAGGCATCGCGGGTCATCTGGATGCCGGTCTGCACGCGGTCGATGCGCGGCACGATCTCGACGTTGCGCAGGCCGAGCTCTTCGAGCATCTGGCGCGGCGTCCAGTTCTTCTCCATGCCGAGGCGCTGCGTGTCGCCGTCGTGCGGCAGGTAGTGGCGGCCCCAGATGTAGCCGTGCTTTTGCATCTCGGCGACGTAGTGGGCAAACGTCTCGCCTGAATTCTCGTAATACCTGATCCAGCGGTCTTGGATGCCGATGCGCTGGTGAAACCAGATCGCCATCTCGTCGTTCAGGCCGATGTCCCAGAAGGTGTTGACGGGGTGCGCCTTCTCCCACGGCACCTGCGTAATGCGGCCCGTCTTGCGAGCGGCGGCCATCTCCTGCACGTAGTAGCAACCCTCGGTCGAGCGCTGGAAGGCCTCTTGCGGGGTGGATGGGTACTCCTGCCACATCCGCTCGGGGTTGCTGGCGAAGTCGGCGTCGCGGGTCGCTACGTACCATGCGCGCTGCTCTGGCGTGATCTCTGTGCCTTCGGTGGCCTCGAGCTGGGTGAAATACTCTTCGTCCTTGCGCCCGAGCACGAGGTCTTTGGCGTCCATCGTGTACTCAGCCGCCTGCCACCATGGGAAGAAGTGGAAGCGATAGTCGCGGAAGGTGAGCTCACGCTTCATGTCGTGCAGGGCCATGGAGCGCTGCGTCATGTCGTAGAACTCGCCCTCCTGCCCTTCGGCGGTGGATTCCACGATGATGATGCCGGTCTTGGGCACGGCGGGGATCGAGCCGGTCATCACCTCGGCGGCCTTCTGCGGGTACTTCGCGCAGATTTTGCCGAACTCGGAGATGTGCAGGCGGTGGATCGTGCCCGAGCGCATGGACGTGGCCACGCGGATCGAGCTGTTGTTGTGGGCGAAGAGCAGTTCGGTGGCGCTGTCCTTGGCGAGCGGGAATTGCTCTCTGAGCTCGGGCGGCAGGTTGTCGTAGGCGAACTTCACCTTGTCGCGGAAGATCACCTCGGCCGCCTCGCGGTCCTGAGCGATGATGCCGCAGCGCACGTTGTTGTTGAACAGCGCGTGGTCGAGCCAGACGATGCACACGAGCGTCGTGAAGCCTAATTGCCGTGCCTTCAAGATCACATTTCTGTTGTGCAAACGCTCCACGAACCGGCGCTGTGCTCGGTTCATCTTGAATTGGACGACGAGATCGTCCTCACCATCATCACCTTTGATGATAATTTTGTAGAGCGAATTGATCCTCTTGATCGGGTCGGACAGGATCGCCTCAAGCTCCTTCATTGGGTCACTGACTTCTGAGGCCATTCTTCCAGTCCCGTATGTAAATCGCGATGGCAGCGTGGCTCGTGGTGTTGAACCTGCGGGCGATCTCGCGCAGCCCGATGCCGCTATCCCTCAGTCGTGCCATTTCCTCCCTGTCTGCATCCGAGTAGCGGCTCCGCGCTCTGGCCGATTTTGCCATCTGGCTGCGCGTCTCCACGGTGATCGGATTGGCCTTTCGCCCTGCCTGCATGGCGTCGATCACGTATTGCGGGCGCTTCTTGCCGCGCGTGGCCTCAGCCATGATGGCAACTTGGATAGAGTTGTCGCGCCTCTTGGCCGCCTCTGACATTCGCTTGCGCGTCTCTGGCGGTGCTTTCCATCCGGCAGTGTTGCCCGCGACTGGCGCTAGGTTGTAGCCAGTCTGCACAGCCTGCATTTCATCGAGAAACTGCTGCTCGACGCTCTCAATGTCGTCGTGGCTTAAAACTGAGAAGGCCACTACGAACTCGAAGTTGTGCTCGCCGTACTTATTCCAAGCTGCTTGGAGTTTGGTATTGATGTGCGCACCACGACGCAGTCGGCTAATGTGCTCGCCCTTGCGACGCAGGCAATTCCGGCTCGATCCCACGTATCGCTTGCCGTTCACTTTGTTGACGAGCATGTAAATGCCAGCTTGCGTCACGTCGGTTCGTCCTTAATCACGGGAAGTCCACTTCCAGCAATACGCTGGAGCAAAGACGATAGCGGATTTTCTGGCTGAACACCATGGTTCACGTCAAGTTTGTCGCCGTAAACCTTTGGCAACACCTTGGAAAGCATCCACTTGCGGTTATCGGTGCGCAAGCGCGAGCGAGCCACGATCTCGTGGTTGGTTCGCTCTTGGCCTGTGGCGGGGTCAATGTAGGTGTCCTGCGAGCCGTCGTCGCTGATCTCGATGATTTCTTCGGCCCAACCGACGGCGCGAATTTGGATCGCACGCGTGTATTGCGCATTAAAACCTTCAATGTCGTCCACTGCCCAAGACCGGATCGTCGATTCGGCTGGCATGTTTTCGTCGCGGGAAATAGAGCGGACCGATTCTCCTGCGGCAATGCGAAGGCAGATCGAACGGGCCAGCTCGGGCGTGTAGATGCTCGGGCGTCCGCGCTCTTTGGGCGCTGGCTTCGTCTTATCCTTTGGTGGGGTGGCCTTCTTCGGCGCAGGCTTCTTTGCGGCCTTTGGGGCAGGCTTGGCCTTGGCGGGAGGTGGTGCTCCTTCCGTGCCGATCACCTTCCAGCTCCCTCCTTTGCGCGGCACTTTGCCGCTAGCGACTGGAGCTGAGGCTTTTTTGGGTCGAGGTGTTGTCTTTTTAGGGGGTGCCATCTGCGTTTTTGGAGTGTCAAGTTTTGTTGACTTCAAACCGATTTAGCCCCGATGGTTTGTCCGGTAGCGGTCGGTTGATTCGTTAACCTAACCAGATGGTAGCATAACCGAACCACGAGAGGACAATGGTAAACGCATCGACTGAGCTACCGGATCGGCCACCGGATCAATCACCCTGTGCCGTGTCGTTGGTGCTGAAAGATATGGGCAATGGGGTCACGCGGGTGCTGCATGCGGCCCAGATGGGTGAAGTGCCGCCCCCAGAGTTCTTTGCCATGTTTCGCCCTGCCGAGGTCTGCATGCCCCTGATTGATCGGGTGTCGGACGCGCTGGAGATTGCGTCGGCTTCGCTCGACCTTGATCCCAGCCGAGAGTACGTCGGGGGCTACATGCGAGCCCTGACGGATAACATCACCGAGTTTTTCATCTGGTGATCGAGGGTATTCCCCCGCCCTTTTGGTCCGTTCCCATGATTTGCCGCTCCTTACTTGCGGCTGACCGCGACTTTCCCTGTCGATGCGTTGAAAACACTGGCGGGCCGCATCGCTTAGACATCATGGGCTTTTTGCCCGGTGGACGATTCCGAGATTGAAGAGTGGTCGAGCCCCGCGCATTGGGGGCGATTGTATGCGAAGGGTCGGGTACTCGCTGCATCTGTGGCAATTGCTCGGTCGCCTTGAGGCTCCTTTCCGCACAGCATCCGCTTTCCCCAAAATGTTGATGGCGACCGCGATCCCGCAATCCGACAAGGCCGTTCGGTCCACTAAGTACCTGTGCTTCTTGCTTGACCATCACGGCTGGGGATTGGGTTTTGCTGCTACACAGATGCTCAGCGCTGCGTCTCCATTCGCAGCGTCCGCAATCCCCATGCGTGATGTCGATGATGGCAAGGCACTCGCATAAAGCAGCGGCTGAATTTCTTGCACGTGCGACGGCGCTGACCCGTCGCTGCCTTACCACCATCAAGACAAGCCCCGTCTGTAGCTCCATCGGTAGATGGTCAGGGCTTGACTTCATGGCCCCCGCTTTCACGGGCCGGACCGTTATCTTACCTTCTTTGGCTCTGGTGTGTTGGGCAACGCGATGCGCATGGGCTCCTTGCCCTTCTCGCGCTGCTCGCTCACCCACTTGGTCATTTTTTGGCGGTGGCGGTTGTTCTTGTCGAGCTCGATGGCGATGCTCGGCTTGCTGCGGTCGATGGTGAAGGCGTTGGTCATGGCTGCTCCTTGCGTAGCTTGGGCAGGGGTGCCCAATGGGTGTAGAAATTGTCTTTGCCGTGGTACTGGCCGTAGAGAGCCACGCCACCTTTGCCGAGTAGCTGCACCTTGACGCCGCGTGGGCAGGTCGACATGGGCTGCCAGAAATAGTTGTGGTCTACGGCTGCTGTGCCGGTGCTATCGAGTTTAGTAGTCATACGGTCCTTTCAGTTTGCCCATGGGGGCGGTGTAACCCAGCGTGTCTTTGGTCCTGTGCTCTGGATCGCGGGCGCCTCGACGGCAACTTCCAGCTTAACGGGCTCAATGATTTCGACGGGCTCGACGATCTGGACAGGCTCGATGGGCTCGATGTCCTTCACTGGCTCAATGACGTCAGGCACCTTGATCCTGCGCATCCTCTGGCGGTATTTGGCATCGTAGACACGGCGCTCCACGGGTGCGGATTTTGGGCGTAAGGCGTCTGGCGGGAGATAGGCGACGTTCCATATCGCAAGGTAGCCTCGGCCTGACTTCGTGCGATCCCAGCTCTCGATGTACGTGTCGGGCATCTGGGTCAAAAGCACGCGCACATAGCCGGATTCGAGATCGAAGTGGTCCGCGATCATTTGCGCCGACATTCCCTTGGTTCTGCCGCGCAGCATGGTACGGATGCGGTCCGCCTTGGTGTTTTTGGGCTTCATAGCTCACCCCTGAATTCTCGGCGCAGCCACCAGCCCATGAAGCCGATGAACACGCCAATGCCGGTAAGCATGAGCCCGACCATGAGGAGCACGCTGGGGAGACAGTCGAGGATCATGCCGCCCTCGCTTTCAACATGGCGTCGGCCATGATGTATGAAGCTTCGGCGATTGACTCGGCATCGTCTGGAAGCGTTAGTTTCTCGCCAGTCTCTTCAATGATGGCATTCGCGTCGGAGAGCATTCCCTGCATCGTTTTGGCAGCGAAGTAGTCGCGCAGGGTCATGCCTACGCCAGATTGAGAGTTTCTGAAATTCTCAGATGTAACTGGAAACGCTGGGCCGCCGGTATCTTTTGAGCTCATGCGGCCTCCGCTGGCAGGGCCACGAATTCACCGAAGGGATCGGCGATCACATCCTCGGGATGGCGCGTCTTCCCGTTGTACGGGTTGTAAATCCACTCGCGCTCTGGCCAGTATTTTCGCCAGCTCGTTGCCGTCCAGCTCTCCGCGATGAAGCGCAGCCCGTTCGCTGGGTTGTATTTCATTTGTGGTTGTTTCGTCATTGCTGTTGCTCTTTCGTTTGGTGGGTTTCGGCATAGCCGTCTAGGTAGGCGCCAAGGACCAGAAGGCCCAGCACCACGGCGATGGTGATGATGACAGTGGCGAGGGCTTTCATGGCGCCTCCCGCTCGACGCGCTCCATGCGTCCGCAGTCGCCGCACTGGTTGTGGTAGCCGATCTGGGTGCGGTGCATGGGGCCGCCACAATGGCTGCAAGACCAGTCCTCGTCCTCGTCTTTGTCATCCAGATCGGCGAGCGCCTGCGCTTCGTCCTCGATCATGGCGATGGTCACGGGGTCGAGCTGGCGGGCAGGGCGCACGTTCACCACCATGGTGTGATTGCCCATAGCCAACGGCTGCTCTGGCACGGTGTCGATGGTGATGACGTAGCCCAGCTCACATGCCTGATTGACCAGCTCGAGGGCCTGACGATGGATATTCCTCAGATTGTCTTTCATAGCGGTGCGTCCTCGAAATTGTTTGGGTTGAAACGGGGCGGCTTACCGCCGGCTGGAATTGGCTGAGCTGGGAAGGGCCACGTCATGACACCCACCTCTGCTCAATGGAGCACCAAGTTACGTGCTCGCTGTCCAGAATGATGTGGCCGCCGACCACATCCTCGAGCGGGTAGCCCGTGCGATAGTGGGCGTTTGGGTTGAAGGCGACGATGTGCTCGCCTGCGTCAAGCTCCACGGTCACGATGCGCTTGCCGCGCTTGTCGGTGCGCTCCTTGGTGATCTTCATGCTGCCTCCTTCATGATCGCGGCTTGCTCACGCTGCGACACTGCGCGGCTCACGGCGTTGCAGTCTTGGATGCAGTGGCGGACCTGCTCGC